ATTGGGTGCGCTGTTTTTCAGAGGCACGCCGGGGCCGGGGTCCACCGCCAAAAATGGGTAATCGTGCAGGTTCACCACCTGATTAGCCGACTTGCGGGCCGCGTTGCGCATTTGGATCGCGTTGGGGAAGCTAATCAACGAGCAGTACAGCCCCGTATAGCCAAACGCCGCCATTTCAGCGGTGAAGAAGTCTGCCAGCGAGTCATCCAGATAGCAGCAATACAAGACCACATCAATGCTCAACTGAGATAGCGGCATGGTCAGATTGGGCAGGTTGCCCGTGGGCGCTGGAATGGCAGAGAAAGACCCATAGGCAGTGCCCCACGATGTATTGAGCGCCGCCAAGTTGGCATAGCCGTGCGCCTGCGCGGAGTCAGCCAGCCATTCATTCCATGTTTTCGCAGCGCCACCTTGGGGGCCATCCCGCGTTGTCCACACGGCGGGCCATGTGACTTGCGACGATTGCTGCGCAGAGCATTCGTTGATGCACTCCACCATGAATAGCGCCGGGTCTTGCAGGATGTTTAGCCCGGTGTAGGGATTCACGCGGTTGTAAAGCGTATTGAACCCGGTGTGCCAATGATCGCGGGCGTCTTGCTGGATAAACAGACGCACTTTCATATCGCGGGCACTCACTGGCATAGCCCAACGGGAACCGCCCTCGCCGTCTTGGTACAGCTCTGGTGCGCGGGGGTTGATAATCCAGTACAAGCCAACCCGCTTGCACTCAGCCATGAACCAATAGAACATGTCGAGCTTGTCGGCTGGGAAGTTAAACGCCCCGGTGGTCCCGTGCATCAGCCAATATTCAACACCGTGCAGACGCATTGCATTGAAGCCTTGCCGCGCCAGGTGTTCAGCAGCAGCGGTGCAGGCTGCTTTGTCCATCGGCAAAGGAACCTCGGAAGAATCTGGCGCCCAAGTTGCGACATTCATCCGCACGGAAACCCCTGACTCCATCAAGTCGGAGCCCGATGCCGTAATGCGTCCACGGCTACCAGCAGGGGTCGCAGTCAATCGCAAAGACGAAAGATCAAGCCCGCTACCGGCGACAACGTGAAGTGGTTGGAGTGCTAGATCAGCCATTATTTGCTCACCAGTTCAAGCACAAAATCTTCAAGCGCGAAGGTTTCTGCCGTGTTTGACGATGTGCAAGTAAGCGACAAGACCACATCGCTGGAGTCCATGTTTGGCACTGTGACGGCAGATGCGTATGCAGCAGTGGATGCGCCAGCCAGTGGCGTCATGGTTGACCCGCTGCCAGTCTTTGTTATCGTCGTTGCAGAATTGCGCTTAAACATCAGGTCGTAGCCAATGGATACGCTGGTTCCCGCCATGCTTGCGTTTGTCCAAATGGTCGTATCAGCCGTAGTTCCAGCCGTACCCAAGCGAAGGCGCAGCGTAGCAATCTCAGTCGTCCCGGTTTTGCTGAGAGATTGACGAACCCACAGGTTGTCATAGTCTTTGACAAGTCCAGCCGGAATAGCCACCTGAGCCAAGATCACTTCGCTAGTGCCAGACATGGTGACACGGCTACCAAGCACAGACAGCGCCGCCATGTTGTTGTAAGGCTTCCAGCGCACACCATTGGAGCGGAAGAATGTGCCGCCGTTAATGTCAGTAACTAGCGCCATTAAACCCGGTGCAGATGCCGCAGCAGGAAGAGTCGCCCATGTGTAGGTGCTACTTCCCAACGAGTAAATGCGACCATTCACCAGCAATGCGTCCCCCCCGGCGAGGGGATCGGTACTTGCATAGACCAACGTATCACTAGCCACAATCGGGCTAGTCCCATAGTCGTAGTCAATCTCACTCTGAGCACTAGAAGTAATCCGCACCGTCACAGCCGCAGCGTAGGGGCCATAAGTGCCGCCTGTTGCAGCCGTCGCAATGGTCGTTCCATTGACCGAGCCAGCAATGCCGGTGAGCGTGTAATTGCCCGATACCGCGACGATTTTCAGCGTCTCGGCTGTTTGCAGATTGACGGTGATAGATGCACCGTTACGGATGGTTTGAGTTGTCACGGTTTATGCCCCTTGGTCAATGGGTGGAAAGGAATTGCCACCATCGGCGGCATCTGCTGCGGAAAACTGAGCGGCGCTCAATGTGGTCTGTGCGCTCACTTGTGCAATGGCAATGCGTGTGCGGGCTTCTAGCTCGGCTTTCCACTGCTCAAACTGGAGCTTTTGCATCTCCATGTGCTGCGCAAACTCGGCTTTCATGCGCTCACGTTCAGCATCACGCGCATCGTTAGCCGCTTGCAGTTCAAGATTGGCGCGTACTTCTTGCAGCTTGGCTTGTGCGCGGGCCTGCTCTATTTGCAGGTCGGCTTGTAGCTTTTGCTGTGCCTGAGCTTGGGAGGCTTGCAGCTTCATTTGTTCCACCTGGAGCGCTGGATCAGGCTTAGGCGGCTGTGGAGGCTGTGTGCTTGGGTCTTGGATGAAGTTCTGCACATCCTTGAACCCTGCGTTTTCGATGATCTTGGATTGCGTGTGGTAGAGATGCTTGGGAGTCGCCAAGCCCATACCCATGCCAGCCTGCTGCATCTGATAAATCATGGTCAGCATCTGACCCTGCGTCATCTTGTCGCCAGTGCCCAAGCCCACGTTGATGGTCATGTCGTATTGGTCGCGCCATTCGTTGGGGTCGTACTCCACGAACTCGTCGCGCAACTTGAAAGACAGCTTTTCCATCTCGCCATCAGTCAAGAGCTTCAAGATGCCTTGAAATGTCGGCTTGAGCAGTGTTTCAGCCATGATCCGCGCAATCAGTTCAATGCGCTGCATCGACGCGGATTGGTCGATTTGTCGGCCCGTGGCGGTGTTGTTCAAGCTGTCGGGGTTCAGCCCCATCGAAGTGCGAGAAACACCCGTGCGGTTCTCCCGCATACCTTGGACGTACTCCAGCATCGGCATGGCCGCAGCACCCGCAAAGCTGGTGATTTCCTCGGTCACAGCGTCAGCAGAGCGCATCCGAACGATGCCGCCGATACGACTATCAAGCAGGTCGTCCAGGTTCGCCATTGGTGTGCCGCTGGCGTCTGTGAGTACCTTCTTGCGTGGGTTGCTGGTCAGCTTGAGGTTGTCCAACGAACCGCGCAGGATCTCGGTGTGCAGCTTTTGCAGGTCGCGCACCAAATCAGCGATGCTCATTCCGTCCCAACGGTGCGGGTTCAGGATGGGCGAAGCTGTGGCGAAGGGCACATGGTTGACGATCTCAGTCTTCAGCACCTTGTCCCACAAGCGATAGATGCAGACCCGCTCCACGACTCCGTCGCCGTCAATGTCAATCAGCGCGTACTCAATACGCAGCCAACCCATTGCCATTGCGTCGTCTTCTGTGGTGTCGTCTACGTTGCGGGATGATTCGTCCTGGTTGTCTACTCGGGTATGACGATCTTCACCGTTCTCGCCCGTAATGTCAGAGGCGCGGAGTTCTTCGGCTGTGACCTTCTTGAAGCCCATTTGGTGGAGTTCAGACAGGCTCACATACATCTGACGCGCCACATAAGGGCAGTCTTGCAATAGCGGCGAGTGCCAGTCGCGCTCGATGAGCAAGTGAGCAGGATTGACCGCCTCAACTTTGCAAATCGTGCGCTGTTCAGTCTTTTTGATACGCCCCGTGTAGATCGCGACGGGTTGCGGCATGAGATTGCCAAACTCATCAGGCGCGAACTGCACCATAGGATGACCATCCGGCCCGATAGCGATCTCAGGCGTAGCAGATTCAATCTCGCCGCCGTCTTGCAGCAGCATCGCCAGCATTTCCTCTGTCGCGCCTTTGAACGGCTCGGAGCTAACCGTTTCCTGCGTCTCTTTGCGCCAGTGAATCACGCCATTCTTGACGGTTAGGGCGTCTTTGATGGCGGTGTACAGGACGAGAAAGCCGTTGTTCTGCTTGTAAAAGACGTGATTGCAGGCGTCTGTAGCCTGTTCAGCGCCCTTGACCTCTTCGGCCTTGGTTGGCTCAAAGGAAACAGCCTTATCGGTGCTGGTGAAGATGTTGAGCAGCGCGGGAAGAATCCACTCCACGCTATCCTGAACTTCTGAAGCAACAATGTCAGACCAGCCCTCTTCCTCATTCCCATATGGCAAGCGGTGATATTCCCGCATTGCCAGCTCACGCTCACTGCCTAGCGCTCCGTGGACGTAATGACTAGCTGCGCTCTCTTTACGCTGCAATATGTCCAACAGTGTTTCATCGTCCAGCTTTGCCATAGGTTCTCCAGCGCATCCCTGCGTTGGGAGAAGTGTCTCTATTGGTAAAGCGGGTGCGGTTATGCCTAGGGTGGATAGAGAGACTATCCAGCCCTTTGCCCATCTATTCCCATGATTGGAAAGACCAGCACACGCATGACGGCTCTATTCGCTTATACCGTTGGCCTAGTTTCCACCTGAGTTACCAACAGCTTTAACCCGTACCTAGAGAAAGTCGGGTCGGACAAAGCGCGGGGTGTATCGCGTGCCGGTGTTCTTTGGGTGCAGCCCATGCAGGCCCATTAGCTATGCCGATACGCGCCCTGACGTTGAAAAGCAAAAACCTCTAGGCTCTGCTCTCCATGCTGACCCATGTTGCCATTGAAGGCAGAGAGCAGAAGCTAGAGGCTTCTGATAGCTCATTATCTCGTGGGTCAGCACTCGATACAAGCAGTTTCCAAATTGGTAAAGCGGGCTAGGTCACATAGCGGCGCTTGTAGGGGATTGGCTTCGATGCAGGGGCAGCAGCGCCCACCGACTCAAACACGACGGCCATCAATCCGAAGCTGTCAGCACCGTGCGATGACCAGTCATGCTCAGGGCCTAGCCCGATAGAGCGGTTCTCGTCGCGCTTCTCGTGATACCAGCCCACAGCCTCTAAGCCACCCGCACAGCCTTCGGCGTCTATCCACATGTTGGGGAACACGCGCTGACCCGCACGGACGCGAAGCATTGCAGCGCCCTTGCCTTGATTGGGGACTACCTCAGTCGGATAGCCTGCGCCTTCAAATGCGCTTTTGTAGGACACATCAAACACCTTGTCTTGTGTGTCGCCATCGTGCGGAAGCCAAATCGTCGTGTTGGCCCCGGTGTAGCCGTTTTCCCGTAGCCAGGTGAAGTGCGCTTGTGCTGGTTGACCGACTGCCTCGTAATACTTGAGCACTCGGCACTCCTTTCCAATGAACTGAGCCACCCAAATAGTGAAGGCGTCCGCACGTTGACCCGTTCCGCCAATGTCACAGAAAGCGCGGAAGGTCATCAATGGGTCAGGCCCAACCCTGCCAATCCTGCCCTCTGCCTTGGCTTGGATGATGCTCTTGGCGTAGTAAGCACCCTCCACCACCCCCACATAATCGCCCTTCCAGATATGGTCGTATTGGTCTGGGCGTTCTTCTAGATCGCGCTGACGGTCACGCTCTAGCTTGTCGGGAAACTTGGGGTTGTCGGTGTAGTTCAGCTCAACAATCTTGACGCGGGGGTCTTGCGAGAACCTAAACCGCTTTTCAACTGCTGCTTTCTTGCGCTTGGGGTTCCATGTCACCCACAGTTCAGCGTTCCAAGCCTCTTCACCGCTGCCGCCCTCTTCCCGCAATGTTGGGATGAGCGTGTTCAGTGCCTCGTCTGTTACTGGCTCGGCTTCATCAATCCAGCAAATGAGGATGCGCCCCTTGGACTTGACAGAGGCGATGTTGCGATCAAGTCCAGCGAAGGCGAAGGAGATGCGCCCATCCTTGCTGCGAATGAATGTCTCGCCAACCTCGTAATAGTCGGCCAGAAATGGATAGTCCTCGATGGAGCGCTTCAACTCTTCAAGCGAAGAATCAGCCAGCGAGTTCATGAACTGCCGCGCACAAAGCATCTGACCTTTGACGCCAGCTATCCCGTAGGCATAGCCGCGCACAAGGATCATCGTGGCGAATGAGCGAGTCTTAGCCGAACCACGCCCACCGAACGCGCCCCGAACGTCAGCAGGGCCGTCAAAGACGGGTATCAGCTTGTCGGGGATGCTAATTTGCGCCGTTGTCATCTTTGCGCATGGGCACGATTTCAATGCGGGTGACGGTTTGGAGTGGGTTGTCACCATCCCCGCTAATGGTCACGGCGCTCAAGTCAGGCACGGACTTACGCAGCAAAATCTCAATCGCCTTCATGCGAGTGGGCGACATATCCCCTTCACCCGTAAGTGCATGATCCTGCAAGACATTTATAAGCTGACTTGCTTGGATTTTTGTGCGAATTTCCTCGCTGTGTAGCCTGTTTAACCTTGCGGCCATGATGTGAGTCCTTACGGGTGTTCACTGTTGATTAAATCCATTGCCACTGACCAACATTGGCCCATCGGCCTTTGATTGCGTCAATCGCCACGGCAAGGCGGTAATAGTGGTTTCTCGTACTGAGCGTGTCGGCCTCTGCTTGCTCTAGCACTTTGGTTGCCAAACGTCGCAAGTGATACGGCGATAGCACAAGCTGTGGCTCTGCTTGTTCGCAGTAGCCCATTAGTTTCTCAATGTCCATGTCGATCTTCATGCGAGTTCCTTGCAGAGTGTTCGCTGTTGATAAATTGATGGCGGCTGGGCTTTCAACCAGCGACCTTTGGGTTTTAGCCCAACGCTCTCATCTATCTGCTTTTGTGCAGTACTGAGCTACGCCATCAAGTAAAACGCCTGCAATGCAAGCGGCTTACTTCATGAATGGAGCGCATGGGTCTTACCTCTCGGCAGCGCTTCTGCCCTTCTCTCAATGAACGGATAGGCGCTGAGATTCACCTTGGTCGTATCCCAACATTTAGCCGTGTTGGGCGCTGCCGTATTTCAGCGAATGATCGGCTCAGAATAAAAACTCACAGCAGCGAACCACTGTGAGAAAAGGCCACTAGGCCCCCAAGGGAGAAAGCGATCCCTTACGGCTGCGGACTGCCCACCAAACCCCTAGGGGCCAATAGTGTCGCGGGCTATACCCTAGAAGCAATCCGCATGCGTAAGTTGCAGAGCCACAATCCCTTAGCTCAAAAGCGTCCGTGGTGTTGATTGCGCTCTGCGGGTCTTATTCTCCAAAGTGGTAAAGCGGCTAGTTCGTCAACCCTTCCATAATTCGATCTAGCCACCGGCTCCCGCCCAGCTCATAAAACTTGTCTCGCGCCTTCTTGCTCTTTGGCCTCCACCCCACTGTCGGTATTAGCGGCTTCTTAGGGCGTCCAGCTTTTGGCGTTACCTCGTTTTTTGTTACACAAATATTGTTTTTCACACGCCAGTCCTCACACAAAAGATTGAAGAACAATGAGCGAACACATCGGATACCTTGATGGGTTCTGCCGGTACGTCCTCGGGTAGATACCAGTGAGTACGCCCGTTCACCTTCATAGGCTTAATCATTCCGATGTGGCTCAGGTTGTAGATGGCACTGCGCACCTGCCCGAGTAACTTTTTCGTGTCTATACGGATAGCCTCGGTGGTGTGATTGCCATCTAGGATTGACTCGTACACCAACCGCATCGTTGATGCTGGATTGGCGAGCTTTACCGGCTTGTCCTTCTTCAACATGTCTTGCCCCTGCTTTGTGTGGTGGTTGATGCGGGTGTACGGGCTGGAGGGATTTAGGCGGCTTCTAGGTAGTCCGTCAGTGCCTTTGCTTTCTGCTCTTGGTTCATGGACTTGGAGCGCATTGCCATGTTTAGGCTGTTGGTCAGCCTGCCTCTAGCGACTCGCATGATGATTTCATCCAATCGCATAGCTACCCCTTGCGCCTTTACCGTCTTGCAGAGGGTCAGCAAGCTAAGGCCCAGCTTCTTTTCAATCAGGAGGTCTACCCCGTATGTGCCAACCAGCTTGAAAAGTTCTTGGTATTGCTCTCCGATTTCCTTCGGGGGCTTCTTGATACCGTGGCGGCAGGCGTAGAGCCAGCCTCGGTTAGTGATCTTCTTGGAAGTGGAATTGAGGTCGCCGAAGACTTCATCCCTATCTACAGAGGCGTCAAGGATGATGCAATCAATATGCGTCATGCCTGCCAGCTTGGAAGCGGCCAGCCTGCGGTTACCGTCCACCAAATCACGGTCAGCCGTAATGATGATTGGCTGAATTACCCCGTATTTCTGCACGGTAGAAACCAGCCTGCGCAATTCTTTGCCGTCTTGCGTTCTGTCGCTTGGGTTGTACGGTGTGGCGGCAATCGTGCCCACAGGGATTCTGAGAATCTTGCGCTCCGATACTTCGGCGTCAAAAACAATGCGATCAATTACTGATTCCATATCCCCTCCTTAAGCTGCCAAGTTAAAAATGCTGTTCGCCCCTGCAAACACGCTCTTTCGCGTCTGCTTTGCTTCGACGGGTCGGCGCACGTATGGGCGTGGCTTGTCTCCATAGATGCGCTCTTTCCAGCCATCCACTAGCCGGAATGTGTGTGGATAAGTCGTGCTGTCTTTGGTCATGAGGCCAAGTAGCGTTGCGCGGTTTAGGTACTTGCAGCAGTTGGCATGCTCTTGGTCGCGCCACAGTGCGTACAAATCGGAGCTGGTGATCTTTCCGCGCTGTTCGCACATTTCGAGTGCTTGCAAGATTCGGCTACCCACTCTCATTTCTTCCCCTTCATGATTTCCTTGAGGTCTTTTTTCATTAGGTTGATGGCTTGACGAACTACCTTCTCGTCATTGGTGCGGCCTTGGTCTAGCAGGCGGCGACGGAATGCTTCTGCACGCTTCATTGGCCCTGCTCCTGAATAGCTCGTTTTAGGTAGATCGCCATGTCCAAGGCTTCTTCATAGGCATGGACTAGCCATTGCTGATGCGTTAGCGGGTTCTGTGCAACTGTGGTGCCGTACTTCTTCACGCCCATTGCCTGCCGGTGCTGTATGTCTTGAATCACTAGCGTTTCTGTGTCGTTCATTGCTGTAGCTCCTTCAATTTCCTGCGGTATGTCTGTGTGATTTCTTTCAGTTCTTCGCGTGACCATTTTTTTGGCACGTTATTTGCCTCCAGTGCCTCTACTCGCTCCAAGCCGATGCGCTGAATGAGTCCGATGCGGTAATCAACTGCGCGGCCTGCTCCGTGGCGGTTACAGACAACCAGTTGTCTATGCACGTTGTCCTCATCAAATCGGAGGTGTGATGCGCTGCCGGTGCTTCGGTAGTGGCCTGCATCCCATCCGTGGGCAGATAGTCCATAACCCTGCCCTTCGGTGCGTCCACAGCAGATGCAAGGCTTTCCGGCGTCTCTGGCGCGAATGAAGGC